TTGTCCACATCTCCCAACATTCTTCCATTGAATTTTTCGCCCATAATGGAAGATCCGGGTTCTGTTCCTGCGGCATATTGCAAAATGCCCAATGCAAAAGCAAGCCAATTAATGCCCGCATTCGCCGTGTCAAAAAAAGCAGACGCCCCGGTCTCACAATCCAACTGCAACGCATGATGCGCCGTGCGTTTCAGCGTGTTCTGCCCCGTGGGCAGCGCGCGCCAAGAACGCAGCCAGCGCTGCTCATCGTTGCCGTCCTGGTACACCTCGGGGTCAAACGCATACACGCGCCCGTTCTCCCAATCTCCCACCAGCACCTGCCCAGCAAAATTCGCCTGACAGTTGCTCCGGTGCCGGCGATACTGCACGCCGTCCCAGTACGCCCTCTCATGCCACGCGCCAGTGGCAACGTCAAACACCCACGTAGCCTGCGCCGTCGGGAACACCAGCACGTAGAACGAGTGGCCATCCTGCTGGTACGAGTAGCCGATGGCGTCGTTCAACACGCCGTACTGCTGGATTTGCCACTCAATAGCATGCGTGCTGACGCGCTGGGCGTTGTAGCCTTGGTTGCGGTACACGATGCCGTTGCCGCGGGCGTCGGAGCCCAGCCAAAACACGGCGTTGTCCAGCTTGGCCACGCTGTACGGCGCAAGGCAGCCGGTTTCCATGAACGCGCCTTCAATGCGCGCCAGCGGGAAGTCTGCCAAGCCGGCGTTGTACCAGACCTCAACGGTGTTGTTGCCAAACAGCCAGACCTCGCGGTGGTCAACCATCAGCGACACGATGTTGTCGGGGTTACCCTCAGCGCTGGCAAAGTCCAGTGGATCAATTGCAGTGCCGTCAAGCAGCGAGGTCACCCACACGCGCTGGCTGTTGGGCTCGTTGAAGACGAAGTAGCTGTCCAGATAGCCGACAGTGACCGCCCCCGGAAAATCAGGATCTGTGACCTGCGCAAACACGCCCGTGTTGGCGTTGTAGATGAACGCGCTGGGGTTGCAGGCCACGAACAACTGAATACCGTTGTCGGCCATGCTCACCGGCCCGCTGCCGTTGATCAGGCCAAGCTCAGTGGCGGCAAAGTTGCCGTCCACGCGGTACAGCTTGCCGCCAGAAGCAACGTACAGGAAGTCCCCGAACTTCCACATCCCACGAATAGGGCCCTCGCCCACGGTCGCCACCAGACGAAGCCCCGGGCACCGCTGCAAAAACGCCGGTTCCTTGCCGCCCTCGGGCACAACCTCTGGAAACAGGTTGACCATGCGGTTCGCCGCAGCGTTGAGGCTGCGGGCGACGTAGGCCCCACCGAGGATAGGCGTCTTCACGGCGTGCCGGCGTAGATGTTGAACCGCTGCTGACGGCGGTTGATCAGGTTGTACGGCAGGCTCATGATGTCGTCAGCGAAGTTGATCCGCTTCAGATCGCGCTTGGACGCCATCGCAATGCGCTGCACCGTCGGCGGCGGCTCAACGCCGAACTCGGCTGCAATCTCGCAGGCCAGGTTGTACTTGAAGCACCGCAGGTAGCCAGGCGGAAACGACAGCACCGTGTTCAGCGTGGCGGGCTGCGACAGTTCCTGCACCGAAACGAGGTGAAACTCCAGTTCCCGCGTGGGCACTGGGTACACCGTCATGGTGATGTTCGGCATCGTCATGTTCACCCACATGCTCTGCGGGTAAGTCGACGTCACCGTCTTCAGCGCAATACCGTTGTACTGCTGCTGGTTGATGAACATCAGGCCGTAGCTGATGCCCGTCGTCGGATCGCGGAAATAGCAGGAATCGTCCAGCAGCACCGGGCGATTGCCGACGAAGTCCCCGCTGGGGCCGAGCGTGCGTTCGTAGACGTTTGCCGGCCAGTTGAACACCTGGTCTTGCGTGGAGAACACCGACAGGCGTTCGATGCTCCACGAATCCAGCATCTGGTTCAACGCTGCCAGCGCGTCCTGCGCTGTTTCGGCCGATGGGGTTTCGCCCTCGGCCAGTTGACCGATCAGCCGCAGCGCGGCATAGATTTGGTCACCGGCTGTCGTGGACATGCTCGGGCTCCTTGCGACGGCGCCTTCCGAGCATGTGGTTCATGGGGACAACGGCGTCATCCCCGGGCTCGTCGGGCTCACCCGGAGTATACCGCTGCCAACCGTTTTGTTCGTCGTATTCTGCCTCGGCCTCCATCGTGGCGATTTTCTGGCCGTGGCGGGGATGCTCAAGGTAGATCAGGGGCACAGGTCGCCTCCAGGTTGCTGGCGCAGGTACATGTGGAAGTTGCCCGGGAACGACTTGTCCGCGCTGTGGTGGTCAAGCTGCAGGTCCGGAACAAGCCAGGCATCGCCGCCGCATTCTTCCCAGCGCCGGCAGAAAGCGTAATCCTCGCCCCACCACACGCCCTTGTGCGCGCCGTGGTTGAACAGATCCACGCTCATGCGGTATTTCTCGCCGTAGCACAGATCGGGGTAGGCGGTCATAAAACGGTCCACAGCGGCCGTTGTGACCTTGAGGAACCCTGCGGGCAGGAGTCGCGCTTTGATCGCGCCATCGGCCCGTACAACGGGCGTGCCGGCAGGCGTGCTGTGAATGGTGCCCATGTAGGACACCTCGTCAGCCTTGAACCGATAGGTGCCGCCAACGACGTCACCCGGGGTTTCAATGAGCGTAAGCAGATCGGCTGGCCGCCAAGACAGGTCGTGGTCGATAAAGACGATCACGTCTGCCTTGGCGTCCAGCGCTTTGCGCAGCATGGTTGCCCGTGCCGCGCTGATGTACGGGTTGCCTACCTCGTTGACCATACCCTCGTCCCAACCCGCGGATTTGATGAGGGGGATGGACGCCTCCAGACTGTCTAGGCACTGCTGGTACGGGCGTTTGATGGTCGGAACGCAGAAGACAACCTTGGCCATGAGTCAGTGACGGCTTACGCCGCGCCCTTCCACAGACCAACACCGGTCAGCGTCGCGCTGACTTCAGCAGCCCAAGCGGCCAGATTGGACGCCACACTGATGTAGGACGATGCCGACACAACGGACGCAGCTTGGATGGCCGCGGCGCGCTGGACGACCGGCGTCTTGCCGTATACGCCCAGTGTGCCGGTAGCCGACGGTTGCAAAACGACGGGCTGACCCGAGCGACCGACGTTCAGAGTTTCGGCGGTGTTGCCGTCGCCGACCTGTTCGCCGTCACCGATCTTCGGAGCTTCGAAAGTTTGAGCAGACATGATGTTCCTTTCCGCCGCTTACGCGGCACCCTTCCACAGGCCGAGGCCGGTGAGAGTGGCATTCACCTCGGCGGCCCACGCCGCAAGGTTGCTGCCGACAGTGATGTACGACGAGGCGCTGACGACAGAAGCCGCCTGCACCGCTGCCGCACGCTGAGTGATGGGCGTCGCGCCGTAGAACGCGATCTTGCCACCGGCACTGGGGAGTGCCCCCAGTGCGCAGTCGTCAAGATCCTGGTCCGTGTACGCAACACCAATGGGCTTGGTGTAGGACATGGTCAATCACCCCCAGAGACGGACGGCCATCTGCGGCCGGATCACGCTGTAGCCGTACAGCACATCGATACGACACGGCATGCGGTCGTTGTTGATGTCGTACTGGCGCACGATCCGCATGCTGATCCCGTTGTGGACCTTGCGCGAGGCCATGTCCACGCCGTTGGGCAGCAGCAGGTCCGCCGTGGCGAACGTGATGGCGTCCTTGTGGTAGATCAGGTTCTGCGGGTACTGCGTGGAGGCAGAGCCGAGGAACGTGACCGTCTTGCCGGACACCGGGAACGAGTCCACCGTTGCGAGCGCCTGACCCGACGTGTAGATCGCCGGGCTCACGCTGACGGTGTACGCGCCGGCAACCGCCGTCGCATCGGCCGTCGCCACGAACTGCTGCAGGGAACCAGTGGACTCGCGGGTCTGCGGGTTCACGGCGAAGCAGTCGGCGATGGTGAAGACGTCGCCCTTCTTGATGACCTGCGTGCCCGTGCCGGTAATCGCAATCGTGGTGGCGCCCTGCGACGACACGGTGGTCGTCACGGTGTGCGCACCAGTGCGCGAGCCAGTCGTGTGCTGCTTGATCGACTGCGACATGTTGATCTCGTCGTAGCCCAGCACACCCTCGCCCATCATGCCGTTCTTGAACTGGCGGGAGATGGTCGAGGTCGGGTTGAACAGGCCCTTCATGCCTTCCACCAGGCCGGCGTTGGCGGCGGGGTTCACCGTCGCGTAGCGCGGCGACATCAGCGCGGCCGACTCGTTGAGCTTCTGCTGGCCCTGCAGCAGCACGAGGCTGGTAGCAGGCGTCGTGCCGGGGGTGCCGACCGACTGGAAGATGCTCTGGAACGAGTTGGCGACGTCGGCGTCGATGCTGGCCGCAAGCTGCGACACGCGCGGCTTGAGGATACGGTCAGCGAAGTCGTCCAACGACAGGGCCATTTCGGCGGACGTGAAGTTCACGCCGATGTGCTTCTGCGAGGCGACGGTCAGCGTGGTGTACTGCTCGTTGACCTCTTGGACGCCCAGCGCAGCGCCGTTGGTGACCAGTGCGCGATCCGGCAGGCGGATGCGCAGCGTGTCGCCGATCTTGGCGCCTTCGACGGCAAAAGAACTGTCGTACTGACGGTTGATGTTGCGAGTGATGACCAGGTTGTTCTCGAGGATTTCGAGGGCTTTCAACGTGATCATGTCGATGGTCAAAAGACTTTGAGCCATGACGATTTCCTTTCTTCAGTTCAGCGGTTTCGGGCTTCCCACTGCCGGACCTGCCGTTGCCTTTCGGCGGCAATCCAGTCACTCGGCGACATTTGCTTCACAGACCGCGGATCCGTCGTGTCAAGCGACGTTGCCGTGGACCGTGCCGTCACCGGAGAGATCGGCTGTGGTGCTGCGGTGGATTTCTTGACCGGCGGAGACGAGGCGAGTTTCGACTCGATCTTGCCGATTTCCTTTGCCTGCAGAATTGCCGGCAAGCGGGCGATACGCTCAGCTTCCTTGGGGTTGGAGCCCAAGTAGTAGGCCACATCCGGGCCTGCGTCGGACGCCTGGATGGTCTGCGCCATGATGGGCGTGATGGGCAACTTGGGGTTGTACACGACGTCTTCGTAGTCGTCGTAACGATCCCGAGCGGCTTCTTCACGCTCACCGTGCGAGGCCAAAACCTGCGCCTGCTGCTGCTGGACTTCACGCTGCTGAACCAGTTCTGCGGCCCGCTTTTCCGCCAGCGCTTGCGCGTAGGCTTCGACGGACTCAAACTGATCAGCGGGCGGGACTTCCCTCACCGCAGGTGCCGGCGGCGTTGCCGGTTGCTGAATCTTTCGTTCCCACTTGCGCTGCTCTTTCGCAAGCCGTTTTGCGATCAGCGCATCAACTTCCTCTTGCGAGAAAGACTTGGCCGGCTGTTCTTGCGCAGCAGAGTCCGACGCCGCCGTCGCGTCGGGTGCCGTCACGGAAATATCAGCCGGTGCAGGCTGAGCGTCCGTTACGAGAGGTTGGGTATCGTCCATGTGATTCCGAAGAATCCCCGGTCAGCCTGGCCGGTAAGGTTTCGGCGCGACTATATCACGCAGGTTTGTCAGATTGCTGCGCATCTTTGATCTGCGCTTCGCCCTGTTGTTTCAGACGCATCCAGAGGTCAGCGGCAGCTTCCAGCGGCAGCTTGCCCAGGCCGGCCATGATGAGGTTGGCGTCGTTGACGGACAGATTGCTGAAGGTGATCTTGGGTTCGTTCATTTCTTGGCGGCAGGCTTGGTTGCAGGGGCCGGGGTGCTCCACGGCAGCGGCGGTTGAATGACCGGGGGGTTGATCTGGTTCTCAATCTGCTGCTGCACCGCAGCTTCGGTGGCGTCCTTGTTCACGCCAGAGTCCCAGCACCAGCCCAGCACCTGCTCCTGCGTCAGGTCGGCGTAGGGCGTGTACGTGCCGTCAGC